GGCGTCCACTGAGCCGCCCACTACACATCGAGTTGACGAAATCCCCTATGGTTTTACGCTCCACACCGATGACAACATCCCCAGCTTCGTGGTGCCCGGTGAACATGAAATCGGCATATTCCAGGTATGTGAGTTCGGCGGTGCCCTTTGGGAATAGGGGATGGAGTTCTTTGCTACCGATGCGGTTGTCTACGTATATCATTCTACTCCCTTCAATATTTCTGCGTCATTTTATTAAGCACCTCGGTACGGAACCTCGGGTCTTTATGGAATTCCTTCCACATATCTTTGCGCTCCCTCTTCGTCCAGCCCAACATCTTGAGATGCCAGTCGAACGCATCCAGCACCCGTATGCTGAAGTTCACCCAGAACTTCCACCACAAGACACGTAGGTATCTGTACGGATGGCGTTTCTTGGACATGAAATTACGGAAAGACCTGTCCGCTGCCTTCATTCCCAATCCCCCGGACTTGTTCCGTTAATAATGTTAGCCGCCACCCATGAGAAACACGCCTCATCCCCCTCGAATACTTCACCGTTCATCTGCATATTCTGGCGGCAGTTGATTACCCTGATAGTAGGTATATTCACTCCACCATCATCGACTATCTTTGCGCGTAGGTTAGCCTGCACGATAGACCCAAACTCACTAAACCCGGATTCCTCATACTTGCCATTCCATGAAGCAGTATCCTTACCTTCGGCAGACTTTGACCTTATATACTGTTTCCGCAACCTGCATGTAAATATCACGTTCTTGTCGCTTGCCAGCGCCATATCAATGACTTTCCTGAATATACTATTGACTTCCGGATAGTGAAGCTCCCTCACACCGACAAGTTTGCCAAGATAGGCGAGACGGGCGATCTCCCATCCCTCGGTATCTGTGTCATAAAGAATGCTTCGGACTATTGAACCCTCAAGATATTCAGTATATACCTCCATAATAGCATCCCAACGACGTTCATTATCCTTCTGTGTTTCCGAAGGCATTGCTCTAAAATCATCCGAGATATATAATTCTTTCTCTCGCGCAAACTTCTCGTACATACCCTCTAATCCACGATCAATATTTACTATACCTATCGGAGGAGGGGCAGTAAACCCAAAATGTGATTTACCGTCCTTCTCAAACCCGCCTATCCGCATAACTAACCTGCGTGGGGGTATTACATCGGGGCTTACCTTCTTAAATCTTTTAGGCATCAATGTCCTCCTTTACGTATCCCCGTTCGATTGCCACAGCCATCATGAGGCGGGTGAAGGCATGAGCGAGATGATCCTCGGAGGCTATACCAGTCAATTTACGTGCTTTCAGGTGATTGAGTGCATGTTTGATATGCTCCTCTACAGACTGCCCTTTCCACCTATCGTCAGGGTACTTTATCTTCCCGGCCTCCATCACCTTCTGTATCTCATCCACCACCCGATACGGCCAGAGGTCTTCAGTAGTACCCACGTTCAACATAATCGTCTTCTGCATTTGTCCCATTGGCATAATTATATTTCCTTTCCGTTAATAGTCAGGTACAATGTCACAAAAATGAGAACTATGCCTCCGGCAAGCATGGGATAGCATTCATGCTCTATGGCCGTACTAATGGTTACCCCTGTAATTACCGCAAGTATCATCACGTACTTGTACATTAGCGTGTCCTCCCACTTACCACAGCCGTTTCCGTGATTGTAAACCCAGGCATCGCCTTTACCCCGGACGCCTTGGCATACCGCTTCGCCGCACCCAAATCCACCGTCAATAGGGTAGACGGTAACTTCTCATGGAATACCGCCTTGATAACATCCAACTTACATGCAAGCTCCACCCGGATGTCTTTTTTCACCGTTGCTGAGCCCATCCCTGTCTTCGTGGTCTTTTGGATCGCCGGGACAGGTATGCCTGGATTCACAACCACCTCGGACTCAAGCAGCGTCTGTGCCTCATCAAGCTCACCCGCATCGATGAGTTCCTCAGCTTCCTTGGCGAGTTGCGCCTCCTGTGCACGGCGCTCAGCATCCGCCTTCGCCTGCGCCTTACGTTCCTCCTCACGCCGAATCTTTTCTTGCTCCATGTAATCCCGGCTGATTTCACCATCGACAATGTGTCTGGCCAACTGAAAAGGATTAACCAGCTTCTTCAACCGCGCCAGCAAATCCTTATGGAGTGTGTGTGCCTTCTCGATGTCAGGTTTGAACTCCACCTCGATGACTTTAATGGCCTTCCGCGCCTTGTTTGTGAACTCCACAGCCAGTTCCCGCGTCGTAGCGTCCACGATGATGATGGATTTGGCATGGGTTAGTAATTGACTACCGTCCGCCTCATATTTCTGCATTGCCTCTGTTTCCATGGTTCACTCCTCCTCTTTCGTGATTACCACTTTATTATGTAAATCAGCGAGTTCACTGAAAAAAGCAAACTCAGAGCCTTTGGTATGTCGACTGCCGAGTACTTCTCTTAGACTGGTAAACTCTTCCTGTGTTTCGAGCGTCAGGTTCATATGTACGCATGAAACCCGTTTCTTCTGTGGTGGTGGTGGTGGCGCGTACCCGCTACCGCAATCAATTGAATATTTCATGGTTTACTCCCCCTTCATAGTTTTAGCATGATTCAACACACTTTCCCAGTTCTCATCCAACTCCCCCTGTGTAAACGTCAACTCCCAGACCCTGTAACACGTGCCAGGATGCCACATAATGTCCATGTGGTGCAATATACGGAAAATACATTTGGATGCGCCCAGCGCCCTGCAATACCCCTTCGCTTGCATCATCCACTTCCAGTTGTCGGCAGGAGATTTGTCAGAGGACAGGGCAGTACACTTGTATTCCTCCACAATCCACGGCAACCCTTCATCATCGTAAGCCGCGCCATCAGGACTCATGATTATCCCATCCAACTCAATCTCATCGGGACGTTCCGCCGCCTTCTCCGCAAATGCCCTGCTCAATGCCGCTTCCCACAAAAACCCCTTCTCAAACTGGAAAAGCGTTCCCTCATCCACATCCCTTTCCCCTGTCTTGAGCAAGGTCACATCCATGTCATGTATCACATCACTCAGGTGCAACCCCGGACTCCGGTTCTCCGTCTGCTCCGTCGTCCACGGGAACTCCTCCTGTAGCATCCGTACTCTCATCGGTCTCCCCGTCGGTTATACTGTAATTGATGTTTGTATCCTCAACGAACTTCTTACCAGCACCCCCCATACTACCCCCAGAGGATACTATCAATTCACCACCCTTAAACAAAGAGTCACTTTCTTTATCCTGCTCCTCCCTCTTCCTGAATGGAAATGTCGCCACGTCCCTCACCTGTACCCACTCATCAATCACTTTCAACCCATCACCCGGGGCGCCCGCCTTCATAAACTGAGCCATGAACATCTTCCGATCACGAACATTCACCCCTTGTTTTACGAAGTGGGCAAAGGCAGCCTGGAAAAGCTCATTGGGCTTATCCATAATCACCTTGTCCACGTACACGTATAGTTTCGTCTTTCTTTTCATTGAATCCACCTCCTCTTATTTAAGACCGGGTGGGCAGGGGTACTCGACGGCCAAACCCGACTTTCCCCCGGCGCACCCCGGTCACGTTATAATGGCACTCACTACTGCACCGTCAATACCCCATCCTCGTACGTCCACTCAGCCCTCTCCTTCAGGAAAATGTCATTCGAGGCCAGTTTAAGCGCAGCCCGCTTGTCATCCATATTGGCAATATCCTCGTCTGTGAATGCCAAAGCCATCATATCCTTCTTCGGCATATCGCCGCCCCCACCAATCAGGATGCCTTTGATAATACCGGCAACAGAATCAGCGAACCCATCATCGGGGGCTGCCTGTTTTTTCTTGCCGCCTTTACCCTTCGTACTCTTCCCGCCCTTCGTCTCCCACGGGAGCTTTATGAGCTTGGTGCAAACGAGTACCGTGTTCTCCCGATCACCCTCTTTCTTTTTCAACCCCTTGTACTCGACGGCCTTCCGTAAGAAGTGCCCATAGGTACCGACGAGGTACGCAACACTGTCCTCATCCATACGGTTAAGAGGGAAGCCACATTCAACAAGGGAATCCAACAGCATGGAGAACTTCGCCGTCTTGGTTAACGTACTCTTACTCTTGAGTGGGGTAAGCCCCATCCCCGAGTCGTCGGGAGTGAAGTCGTTCTTACCCCCAACCGAATACAATGTAGCATCGGTTTCCTCCCCATCCACCTCGAAGAGAACACGCGCGGCGGGGATAGCGTCCGTTATAGCGCCATCGTAATTCGTCATAATGAACCGGATATCTGATATGGTGCCATCGAAATCATCAATTAGTCCTCCACCCTCTGCAAAACCATCCGGGCGAAGATTTACTTTTTCAGCCATCTTGCTTCTCCTTCTTTTAAAACATGGTTTATATTATTTGGGGCATTCCCCAAAACAATTTAATCCTCTTTTTCCCTCCTTTCTTCCTGTACTCTTATATCCATTTTAACACCACCAATAAATATTGATTCTACATAATCCTCAGAAGTAGATAAGGCTTGAAAATAACCGGAGAGTATTTTAAACGCGTCGTCAATACCCTTTGCCTCAAACACACCATTATCAATATTTATAATAAATTTCTTAAGCATGATTATCCGGGATTACCAACTATTTTAACAGCCAACCAGCTATTAAATAGACGGTACGCCTTTCTGACAAACTTTGGCATTATTTTGAGAGGAAACGGCAAAAGAAGAGTTACATTGTCGATCCCACCAAATTGC